TCGGTCCGCGGTCCCCCATCCCGTCCAAATCCCCCACTGTACATCCACCCAGTACCATACTGCATCACACTAAAACCCCCAAACCAAGGGAAAACCCCTAAGAAATAGGCCACTTTAAGTAATTGACATAACTTGCGTATGCTTTGATAATAACCCTGTCAGCATTGATAAAACGCGGACAAACTTCATTAACAAAGAAAGGATAGTGATATGGGTAAATTACCGGAGACACCGGATAAAGAGATCGGACAAATCTTGGACGATGCGCAGACTCTGCTTAATTTTTGCGAAAATACTTTTGTAAAACCCTCTGACGCGTGGTTCGCGTGCCTTGTTTCCTCAGCCATTTTGACTGCTGAGTTGGAGGTGCCGTTGGACAAGTTTTTGGAAGGCTTTGAGCATGCATACAGTGATGCGATGAAGACCAAGAAAGAGATGAAGGTTTCTTATGATCACTAATGCGCATGAATTCACCTCTGTGAGTAGCACAAACGGGCGTGTAACGCCTTTTAACACGGGCAAGGTACAGATAGGGCTGCTGTATCAGCCAAAGCCTCCTGAGATGACGAGTTCCGAGGAGCTTGTGCAGGCAGCTTTGATGGGATGGTCCTCGATCCATCGTCCTGTGCCCTTGTGGCCTGTGACGATCTGTTCGGTGATTATCGGTTTTCTAATAATTTTGACTGTGGGGTAACAGATGAGCAATCAGTATGAGTTTTTGTACGAGTGTGATGAGTTGGGTTTAAGGCTCAGGTGTTTGTTTGAGTACGAGCCCGAGGAGATTGGCTCGATTGAGCCGATATCTGGAATGAAGTTGGAGCCGGACTACCCTGAGGTATGGACTCTTGTTTCGGTGTTCTTGCCTAACAGCACTGTGGACTTGAGCGGGGTTTTGCATCCGGATGTGATTTCTCAGATTGAACGTGATGCTGCAACTTATTTTGAAGAAACGAGGAACGTAATATGACTGAACAAAGAGAACTAGAACTGCTGCGGCCATATGTTGCCGCTTGTGGGGAGTTTGTTACCAAGAATGCGGCATTGGAAAAGCAATTAAAGGCAATAGATCGTTTGTTGCTTGATGTGCTGATGGGGGATATTGATCCTATGCAGGCCATGATCAATCGTCAGAAGATAAAGGACGAGTTTGAGGAGAAGGTATGAAAGAACTGAGCATATGGGAGAAGGCCATGGGTTGGCGTAAGCGCCAGATGGTCATTGAGCAGCTTGAAGAGGATCCATGGGTCTTGTCTACGCAGCGCAACTTGGTCCTTGAAGAGGTAGCCAAGGAGATTGAGAAGATGAAAGCTTTTGGCCCAGACACAATAGGCAGTTTTGCTGTCTACATAAGGAATATGAAAACGTGAGCTTTTCTAGTCAACAGTTGCAGCTTGGAAGCAAGCAGCATTTGCATCAATTACAACTTTGTAATAAGTGTGAAGAGAAACGCCCACCGGAAGGTGGGATACAAATGAGTGCAGCAAAGTGGATTTGCGCTTGCTGTTGGACCAAACGAGTAACTACAAGGAACCTATTGCAACATGCCAAGACCAAAACCCCCCGAGCCACTGATCGGAAGACAAGTGAGGATGTCTGACAGACAGTGGATGATCCTCAACCAATTGGGCGGAGCAGAGTGGCTGCGCGCCCTGTTAGATAAGAAGGCACCCATGCCTAAGAAATATTATGAAGTTTTTAACAACCAAGAAAGTCGGAAATGAAAGCAACTAAACGTAAAAACAAACTCAGTTCATCTGGAATAGGCGTTCGCGCCCGCAGATTTATGGAGAGTAATCCTGCTGCAGCACCAAATGAGGTAGCTGCACGATTCAATACAACTAAACAATATGTTTATGGTTTGCGCAACAAAATGAAGAAGGAAGGTTTTGTGTTCCCGCCAAAGTCGCAGCAGTTGGCATCGCTTGCCCCTGTACTGCCCATTGAGATGTACGACGATCCGTGGCAGCCACCTGAGATGTCGCCAATGCCTGAGGTAGACGCAACCCTTGACGCTCGGGCCGTGGAGTACGGCAAGTTCATCGAGGGCGCTGAAGTCATTCAAATGCTAAAACGTGTTGTACAGAATGCTTTGAACAATCGTGACAAGACGTTGGCACATGATCAGGCCGAATCTCTGGACATGATCTTGCACAAGGTTGGCCGTATCATCAACGGCAATCCTGATGTGGTTGACCACTGGCTAGATATTGCCGGCTATGCCCAGTTGGTAGCGGACCGCCTCAACGGACGGATCAGGTAAGGACAAAAAAGTCGATGACCCCCAATATATTGAAAGCGGTCAAAGATGTTTACACCGAAGGCGACCCAATGGATTACACATGGGTTGACCTCGGTGAATTTGACCATATGCCAGACGCTAAATACGATAAAGTGATGGATGCTATTCCTGATCTATTTCACTCTAATCCCGTTGATTTGATGCTGCCTTTTGAACAGATGGGCATAGTGAGGTTACCAAACAAAAAGGTGGCACCGCTTAGCATAACCATTGAGCGCACTGGAGGTGAGTTGATTGTGCGCTTGCGTGGGAAGGGTGGTGACTGCGGGGCAATACGCAGCACCGGCCAAGAGGAGTTTGTTTCTATGCCACCAAACGAAACAGCCGAGAGTTATATACAAACCTTGCGAGATAAAGGATTGGAGTGTTCCACGGAAGGCTTTACTCCTGAGCGTTATGTATTTCAAATATGGAGTTCGATGGTCAGCCATCTTTACGCAGAGTACATGCGCAGGGCCATGGACATGCACGAGAAAACCCGTGTGTACAAACCCATCGCATCGCCGTCCAACAGTAAGCGTATCCGCAGAGGCAAGCAGCCCTTGTTCGAGTGGAAAGTTATTGATGTGACTGCTAAACCTGAAGACCACGACATTGTGGCAACAGGCAACGGGCGTAACAGCCCACGACAACACAAGAGACGCGGACACTTCCGGCAGTACAGGGATGGCCGCAGGTCTTGGATACCTGAAGCTTTAGTGGGCAAGATTGAGTTTGGGTATATTTATCACAGCTATACAGCTACACAACAAAAGAAAGAATAGTTACTTTGCTTCTCCCCAGCTTGGTCCGACTTCTACGTCGCACCGACTGGGGATTTGCATGTTGACGCACGTTGCCATAATTTCTGCTGCACGCTGCGCTTCTTCTTTTGTCTTGACGCTCAATGCCAGTTCATCATGAACCTGCAGCATGGGCATGATCCCCTCCCGAGCTAACGCAACCATTGCAGCCTTTGTCTGATCTGCAGCAGACCCTTGGATGAGGCGGTTCAAACCCTTGTAAGTGCCTGCGCGCTTGATCCGTTGGCCGTATTCAATGACTGCTTGCTCACGGGGAAGGGCTTTGTTCACGCCCCACTCCATCGGCTCCCAAAGTGGGAACCGACACTTGCGGCCAAGAAGGGTGCGGATGGATCCGTTGGATGCGGGATGCTCGATCCGTTTCATCACGGCATTGACTGTGCCCTTGAGGAACGGAACATTTTGGTGGAACTTATCAATAAGTTCCGACGCTTCGTCAAGATTCAGGTCCAGTTGCGCTGCCAATTTGTTCTTGCCCATGCCATACATCAAGCCGAGGCCAATGGTCTTGGCAGCTTTCCTGTTGATGCCGGCCATCTCGGCAACCATCTGGTGGAAGTCGGTATTGGGGTTTTCCCTATAAGCAGAAACCATGATATCGGCTCCGGGTAAATCGAGCAGAGATGCGTAGTGGACTAAGAGGCGTGGCTCCTGTGAAGAGAAGTCATTTGATGCCCACATCTCGCCCTCTTCGGGAAGGAACAGGCTGCGCACCATGGGGCCGATGATCTCGTGGCGGGCAGGGACTTGCTGCAGGTTTGGATTGGCCATGGACAGACGTCCTGTAACGGTGCCGCCATCGTCTGAGCGCATCTGGTTGACGTGGGGGTGGATACGTCCTGTCTTGGCGCTGAAGTTAAGGTACGGCTGCAGGAAGGTGCTATGCGTTTTGTTGGTTTCGCGCGCCTCCACGATCATCTTGGCTATTGGGTGCTCACAACCATCCAAGAAACCTTTCGTGAAGCTCGGTTGGCCGTTCTCGGTCTTTGCATAGGGCAGGTGCAGCTT